TAAACCAATTTCAACTTCATCACTTAAGGCTTTAATCCTTAAATCTAATAAACCTTCAATTAAAATTAAACTCTTATTAAGAACTCTTCCTGAAACTATTAGGAGAGAAACTGTAAGAGAAGATTATAATATGAAGATTATAAAGGATCTTGCTAATAAGTACACAATGGTTCAAAAATTAGCTACGGAGATTTTATAATGGGAATACACATTGGTAAACACAAAAGATCAACATCATGGATTGGAAGATTCGATCCTAAAGATCCTAAAGACATGGCTGAATTTCAGATGGTTAAGTCTATTGTAAAAGCATGCAATTCAAATAAAACTAAATTCAGAGTTGAAAAGAAAGGTAGAAAACCAACTAATGGTTTTACTTACTTTGGTGATTGCGTAGGTGGCATTAAAAATGCTACACTATGGGATGTATATGTTTATAAAAGAACATATGATTATTATAATAACAAAAGGATTGGTTAATGATTATAGTTGACTACAGTGGTATTGCACTTGCAAGTATCATAATTAATAAAACATTTGATGAACAAATGATTCGTCATATGATATTGAATTCTCTAAGAATGTATCATAAAAGATACAAAGATGAGTTCGGCGAAATGGTTCTTGCAGTAGATGCTGCAAACAACTGGCGTAGGAAAGCATTTCCACAATACAAGGCTAATCGTAAAAAAGATAGAGGTACTTCATCCTTTGATTGGAATGAAGCATTTCGTATTCTCAATCTTATACGAGAAGAAATCGGAGAAAACTTTCCATATAAAGTTATTAAGATTGATGGTTGTGAAGCCGATGATGTTATTGGTACGTTAGTCATTAAGAAATCAAGAGTTGATTTCAATCCAGAAAAAATCATGATTGTATCTTCTGATAGAGACTTCGTACAACTACAAAGGTTTAAAAATGTCAGGCAGTTCTCGCCAATCCTTAAGAAAGAAATTGTAGAAAAGAATGCTAGGTACTTCTTACTTAATCATATTATACGTGGTGATAAAGGCGATGGTGTACCAAACATATTATCTAATGATGATGTATTTGTTGAAGGATTCAGACAAACACCTATGTCTCAAAAGAAAGTAGAAGATATTATGGAAGACCTTGAACAAGGTGAATTACTATATGCAGCTTCATGGTATCGTAACTATTGCAGGAATGAAAAATTAATTGCTCTTAGCGAAACTCCCTCTAATCTTAAAACAGAAATTATAAATAACTATGAAGAACAAAATCCTTTTGAAAATAAGAATAAGGTGTATCACTATCTTGTTACTAAAAGGTGCAACCAATTGATTGAAAGTGTACAGGAGTTTATTTAATGGTTAAATATGTTTTTGAAATATTAGAAGAAGTAAGCAAACAACGAAATCGTATCGATAAAGTTAAGATTTTAAAATCAAATGAAAGCTGGGCTTTAAAAGATATTATTAAAGGATCTATGGATGAAAAGATTATATGGAATTTACCGGAAGGTCTACCACCATACACACCTGCACCAGCTCATCACCACCCTGCAAATTTGCTAAGAGAAAATACAAAGTTTAAGTATTTTGTTAAAGGTGGCCAAGGCGATAAAATGCCAAAATACAAAAGAGAGCAAATTTTTCTAGGTATACTAGAAGGTGTACATCCTGAAGATGCTAAAGTTGTTTTGTCAATGATTAACAAAGAGAAACTTAAAGGTCTATCAAAACCTGTAGTAGAGGAGGCGTTTCCGAATTTACTATAATACCAATGAAAGGTAGCAAATGTTACAACAACTTGAACGTTTACAAAAAGACTCTAGTGAATTAGAAATTTATGCATTAAAACTTAAAAAGCGAGGTAAGTTACAAAAGATGAATAAAATAATAGAAAAACGAAATTTCTTAGAAGATCAAATCAAGTTGATAAAACCGGAGGTAAGACTTTCCACTTAAAGCAAAACTTTTTCCTTTACAAACAGTGAATTTTATGATATAATCTATATTATTTGAAGGTGACAATATGAATATTTTTATACTAGACAAAAACCCAGTTACGGCTGCTGAAATGCTGTGTGACCGACATGTTCCAAAAATGATTGTGGAATCTGGTCAAATGCTTAGTACTGCACACAGATTGCTCGATGGCATACCAGAAAAGCGTAGGTCTAAATCTGGCAAAACTATACAAACATACTTCTCGTTTGGCGATAAACGTGATGATGTCTTTTATGCAGCAGTGCATAAGTATCATCCATGTACTACATGGACATTAGCATCTAAACAAAACTATGAATGGCACTATGAACACTTTATTGCAATGTGTGATGAATTTCAATACAGGCGTGGTAAAGTACATAAGACATTTGAAGTTCTAGGAAAAGCACTTAAAAAAACACCGATAAATATACCAGATGTTGGATTAACGGAGTTTGCTCAAGCTATGTCTCATTATCCTGATTGTATAGTTGAAGGTGATGCTGTAAAAGCATATCGTAACTATTATCATATGGCTAAGTCATTTGCCAAATGGGATTGGAAAAGGCCTGCTCCACATTGGTGGAAAGGATACCAAGGTGCCTAAATATACATTAAAGAAATGGGTTGATGCTAAAAGAAATTATGTTGAATGGGATGTAGAATGTCCATCAGATGAGATTGAATCGATATGTAAAGAATACAATGCTGAAAGAGTTCTTAAGTTTCCAGGAATTGTAACACAACAAGGAAGTTTACTTTCGAAAACTGACGGCGGTTGGAAAGATAATTTAAAAAGAATGAAAGATAAATCAGGTAGAGGTAACACTATTAAGGTATGAGTAAAAACATTGTTAAGTTTGAAGACTTAATTGAAATTGAGCCTATAACTAAAAATCAAGAAATAGCATTTGAATCGTGGCAACACAATGAAAACCTTGTACTTGCAGGTTCTGCAGGAACAGGTAAAACTTTTTTGTCTATGTATTTAGCTTTACAGTCATCACTAGAACCAGCTACTCCATATCATAAAACAGTAGTCATAAGATCTATTGTACCTACACGCGATGTAGGTTATTTGCCTGGGAGTTTACAAGAAAAATCTGAACCTTTTGAAGAACCATATAAACAAATATGTTTAGAATTATTTAATTTTGATAATTCGATATATAAAAAACTTATAAATAATCATCAGATGGAGTTTTTAACTACATCATTTATTCGTGGTACTCAAATTAATAATGCTATAGTTATCATTGATGAAATGCAAAATCTTAATTTCCACGAACTTGACTCTGTAATTACACGTATCGGCCAAGATTGTAGAGTCATTTTTTCAGGTGATTACTATCAATCTGATTTCAAAACTGATCATGAACGCGATGGTATTCAAAGGTTCCTAAGAATAGTCGAACGGCTAAAAAACTTCAGTGTTATAACTTTCGGTTGGGACGATATAGTAAGATCTGACTTTCTCAGAGATTACATTATGACTAAAGAAATGTTAGGTATAAAATGAAGTTTTTTATAATAGTATCATTTATAATGGCAAACACTGCAGCACTAGATAGACCACTTTACGTATTTGCAAAACCAAATTTTGAAACAGTAACAGAGTGTAGAGATTATGTAGCTGTTATGCATCAAAGAATATATTCTGCGGCAAGCGCATCATATAACCACAAACACAAACCTGAATCAATATATTGTATAACTACTGATGAGGTAAAAGATATATTTAAATACAGTTACGATCAAAAGGAAAAGAAAAATATTTAAGCATGAAAAGATTGATATCGGATATAACGACTTGGATGCAGAGACTACCACAAAAGGGAGAACTTATAGTACTCCTGATGGCAAGTCTTATCCTAGTGTTACAACAGTTCTAAGCATATTAAACGAACATATTATTAAAGCATGGCGTGAACGTGTAGGTGAAGAAGAAGCAAACCGAGTAAGTGGTGTAGCTTCTAATCGTGGTACACGCGTACACAGTATAGTTGAAAAGTATTTAAACAATGAAGACACTACAGACTTCTTACCAAATATCAGACAAAGCCTTGAAAATCTCAAATCTGTCCTTGATCCTAATATTGGAAAAATATTCGGCCTCGAGGTTCCTCTATTTAGTCATCACTTAGGTGTTGCTGGTAGATGTGATTGCATCGCAGAATATAATGGTGTACCATCTATTATAGATTTCAAAACATCTCGTTACATTAAGAAAAAAGAAAAAATAACTAATTACTTTGCACAAGGTGCAGCGTACTCTATCATGTGGGAAGAACGCACAGGTATGGTAGCACCTAACATTGTGATCGTCATGGACGTAGACCATGAAAAGCCGTTAGTTTTTGTTGAACATCGTGACAACTGGACTGATTTATTACATAACACTATAAAAGAATATAGAACAAGAAGGATGTTTGGACATTGAATACTGTAATGGAATTACTTAATAAGAGATTTAATTTTGAAGAGATAACTAAAGGTTATAATTGTGAGCCAGGATCTGATATAGATAGTATAGAGTGGTTTATTGAAAATGGTCATAGATCAAATTCTCTTCGTAATGGTTTTGGTGATGCACTTGAAATAGCGAAGGAAATAAAGGAGTTTTCAAATGAATGCACAAAAACAATTGGAGCCGGGGAGCAAATACGCAGCTTTTGATAAAGATGGCGATGGAATAGTAACAGACGAAGAATTTGAAATGGAACAGAAATTAGTTATGTTAGAAAATGAAGATAAAAAGCAAGATGCGCAAAGAAACATGGCATGGTTTGCTTTAGGTGGAATGTTACTATATCCAGCATTTGTTATTGTTGCTACATTATTTGGTTTAGATAAAGCTGCTAAGATCTTAGGTGATATGGCGGCTGTTTACTTTGTATCAGTTGCAGCAATTGTTGCAGCATTCTATGGTAAAGAAGCTTTAGCTAATAAGGCACCACCAAAAAAATAAATAAAAAAGTTTTGTTATGAAAAATTTAGTATTCCAATATTATATACCTTATGAATCTTTTGACGCTGATATGGGTGGTGTTAGAATGCCTGAATGGGCAAATGCAGGTTCACGTTCGGCAAAAGCTTATGCTGATTTTTGCAGTGCTGAGTACGAACTATCACATGAAAGATTCTTTCAAGAGCTTGATCCAAGACTCGATTCAATAAAAATAATATTCGATGAGAAATATGATGAGTATGATAATATACTTTCGATAGATCTTGACATGTTGATACATGCAGATGTAGATGAAAATATATTTGAAGACAGGATTGATGATGTTGCAATGGTGCATGAAAGACACGTACATACGGGTGGACCAGCACGTTGGCTTTCAAACGTAATGTATAAACCTCTGTGGCAAAGAGGCATAGTAGCTTATGGTAAACACCTATGGGGTGATGACTGGATGTTTCCAAAGAGTGCGATTTATCCAGACGAAAAATTTAGATATTTAAATGGAGGTCTACAACTTTGGTCAAAACAAGGTAGGCTTAAAGCACGTAAACATTTTACGTCAGTTGACCATTACGTACTTCACACGAGATATACTGAACAAATGTATATCAATCTACAATTATCACAACCAATATTCAATGTCATTGAGCTTGATACTCAATGGAACAGAATGCCGTATCAATGGCACGGTGGAAAACCTGACGGAAAGATTAATCATTTCTTGGCAAGAACTAAATTTGATATGCCGAGACTAGAACATACGGAGTTAAGTATATGGCAAAATTCTTAGAAATAGCAGCAGAAAAACCGAGAGGTTTAACTTGGGATGTTATGAACTTAGCAACTCATGCAGGTGTAGTCAAAGGTGACGCAACAAATATGCCATTACCATATAGCGATAATGAATTTTACGGTGTATATTCTGAACATTTTATAGAGCACTTATACAAATATCAAGGCATAAATTATTTTAAAGATGTATTGCGAATATTAAAACCCGGCGGTATAGTAAGAACAGTATGGCCTCCATATGAATTTATAGATTTGTTAGTAAGTAAAGAAGATCTTACACCCGATCAAAATGAATTTGTAGAGCACTATTACAATTTCTACATCGTAAGAGAAAAGTTTTCACCACCCGGAAATACGCACAGGTCTAAACGTGAGCAATGTGCATTAGGTTTACTATATCAAAAAGGACAACATTTATATCTCTGGTCAAAAGTTGAAATGATGAATATGTTAAATGAAATTGGTTATACTAACGTAAAGCTTATGAATTATCAAGACAGCAGCTTACTTGATTTTAAAAATATAGACACACCCGGAAAAATACGTGCATTGCATTCTGCCGTTATTGAGGCAAGTAAACCTTGGTAATTGTAATTAAATACGATGGCCGTCAACAATTGTTTCATCACTATTGGTTGCCTCTCATATATAAACACCAAGAATGTACATTTATTGTAGAAGACAATACTGGAAAAATGATATATCCAAGTGATGTATCTAATCTTAATGTTACTAAAGAAGTTGACAAAGATAAATTGAAGAAACCAGTAATGCATTGTAATATAGATCGTGTTCCTACTTACAGAACTATGATTGATTTTAATCACCAAGTTTTTTATGAGGTACCATTATGAAAATTTTAGTAGTAGGAGCTGGATTCAGCGGTGCAGTAATTGCACATCAATTACATAAAGCGGGTCATGATATAACGGTCATTGATGAAAGAGATCATATCGGCGGTAACGCATATGATTATTGTAATAACGTAGGTGTCAGAGTTCATAAGTATGGTCCACACTTATTTCACACAAACAATGAAAGAGTGTATAATTGGATTACACAATTTGGTGATTGGACTCCATATAAACATAAAGTTAAAGCTTTACTTGAAAACTGTAAATATGTAACACTACCTGTTAATAAAGAAACAAAATTTGTGGTAGGTGAAGAAAATATATTAGATGTATTCTTTAGACCATACACACGTAAAATGTGGGGTAAAGAATTAGAAGAACTTGATCCGTCAATTATTAAAAGAGTACCAATACGTGATGATGACAATGAATACTATTTTCCGAATGATAAGTATCAAGTATTGCCGAACAAAGGATATACAGAAGTCTTTAAAGAAATATTAAAAGGTATAAATGTTTTCTTAAATTCACCATTTAAACACGATATGGAATCACACTATGATCATATTTTTAATTCAATGCCAATTGATACTTACTTTAAGTTACAACGTGGTCCATTGCCGTATAGATCAATAAAGTTTCATCATGTAAATATACCAGCACCGAAATTATTACCAACTACAACTGTAAACTTTACGAATCATGGTCCTTACACAAGAATGACAGAATGGAAACATATGCCGTGTCATGGTGAAGGTAATGAATGGACAACTATTACATATGAAGAGCCGTGTGATTATACAGAAAATAATCTTGAAAGATATTATCCGGTTAAAGATATCGACGGTGTAAATAGAAAAATATATGAGCAATATAAAGCTATGGTTGAAGACAACATGACATTTATAGGAAGATGCGGAATGTATGTATACATTGACATGCATCAAGCAATAAACTCATCATTACAAACAGCAGATAAATTTTTGGAGAAAATAAAGTGAAAAATATAATATATCAATATTGGCAAGGTGACTTAAAACCTGGTGTCATTTACAGCACTAAACTTATGAAAGAATATGCAGATAGGATTGGTGCAGAATATAGATTTGATCATAACATTCAAATAGCATCTAAGACTGTGAACGTGCCAATTTATTATGAACCTGCAAATCCTTTAGTAGATCCATCATTTGATGTATATGATAATGTTGCATTAGTTGATATTGACGTGTATCCAACCGAAGGATTAACTGACGATATGTTTATGTTAGATGGCGAAGATGCATGTATTTGTACAGAACCTAAACAACCACATTTTAGACAGATCTATAATGTTGCAGGCATTACAAATGCAAATGATATGAACTGGACTCGACACTTGAAGAATGTATGGAATATTGAATATTCGTATGATAGAGAAAATAGACCAATGGTGTACAACACTGGTGTTGTAGTTATATCAAAGAACGGTTTAAAAAAGATTAAAAAAGAATGGCCAACATTTCAACAGTATGTCAATCAAATGAATGCATTTCCTAGATTCTATAAACTCTTTCAAGACTATTTCTCTGCAATGATTCATTACAGTGATTTTGTATTTGCACGCATGCCAAATAGTTGGAACTGCTATATGCATAAAGTAGGATCACATCCTAATGCAACTATAGGTGATAATCGTGGTGCTGATCCTAAACTTGTGCACGTAATGTTTAGAACTGCAGACGACTGGCCAGAAGCAGCTCTTAATGATGTGGTAAATAAACCTGTAAATGAATGGAAACTTCCAGTTCATAAAGAATGGCCAAATGATGCAGTTGCATCTAATAGTTTAATTGGTCAAATAAATAAAATACAAGGACGATAGCATGCTTACAGCTGATTTAGGTCATGTAAAAACCATACACGAATTTTACAAATCAATAAGAACTCAACAAGAAGTTGCACATGGTAAAGCATATTGCGATCAGCATGATGCTATTACTAAGTACATGGAAGAATGTAACTCGTATAAAGAGTTAGGCACACACCAAGGCGGCACCGCTGCATGTGCTATGTTAACTAATCCAAAGTATGTTGAATTAATTGATATTAATCATTACAAATATAGATGGAGACTACAGCCATTAGCTGAAGCGTATTGTGAAGAACATAACATTGAGTTAGTAGTAAAAGATGCTGATTCCAGTTCATTGGCTTCACTTGGTGCACCTGTAGACATGATGTTGATAGATTCACTACACAAACCTGATCATATGAAAAAAGAATTAGAACTACATGGTGTATCAGTTAACAAATACATTATAGCACACGATACATATGTCAATCAATCTCTCCACGCATGCTTAGAAAATTGGTGTAATGATAACCGTGCTTGGAAAGTACACGAAAGAGGAATGGTTAACGTTGGTTATACGGTGTTAAAGAAAAATGCGTAATATAATACTACAACACTTTGATGGCGAGATGAGACCACTTGATTATGAATCACAGTGGAATATTATGGATTACGCCGATATGATTGATGCTGATTATAAATTAGTGCTAGGTAAACCATTTAGAGAAAATTTGACAAATGCCTGCCAAAAGGTTCATATGTTGCATGAAGATTTTGATGATTGGGATAACGTATTAATGTTAGATATTGATATGTTTAGACCTGAAGCTATGAGGTTAAATATATTTGATCAACCCGGTATAGGTCTATATGCCGACGTTCAGCAAAACTTACACAAGAGATTAACGCAATGGTACCCTATGTTAGGTAGTATGGATACGCCATATTGGGGTGGTGCTATCTATAAGATGGATAGACATACAAGACAAACACTACGTAAACAGCTCGGTGGCAATGAAGGTTGGATGCAAAATTTTAATAAACCTTATAACTATGAAGATGAAGGTATTATGCATGTCTTGGCAATGAGGTCAGGTATGAAATTTAAAGAACCGTATTTAGATCGTAAATGGTGTCAGTGTTCTTTTTTACCTAATCCTGAAAGAGCAGGCTTTATTCATGTAAGAACTAAGATAACTCCTCAAGGACCTAAGAGAGAAAAGATACTTAACTGGAAAGAATTAGTTGATAAAAAAATCATAGCTGCTTACAAACCTCATGATAGTGATGCTTAATATATTATTTGAAAGATATAAATCTAAAAGACTAAAGTACCACTTATATTATGAAAAAGAATTCTTTCATCGTAGATTTGAACCACTCATGATATTGCAAGTTGGTATAGAACCAAGCCTACAGGTTTGGCAAAGATACTTTACCAGATCTCAAATATATTGTATTGACAGATTTGTACATACAGATCCTAAAAACATTTCTTACTTAGATGAAGAAAGAATACACTGGTCAAGGTGTGATGTAAATGATAAAAAGAAACTTAATCATGTTATGATAGATGTATGGAAAAAGCCACGGTTTAATATTATAATAGATAGTATTAGTGATCATAAAACAATGAGACATTACGGTGTTGATAAGTACTACAAAGAGGTAAATAATGAAGTCTTTTGCCATAGTTGTTGAAGGCAATAAAACATCTGAATCAGGTTATCGAGAACTCAAAGAGAGTTACGATAAGTATGGTTATCAAGATGAATTACAAATTCAACCAGCAATACCACCAGAAAAAGCTGAAGGTTATTGCGGTGGCAATGGTTTGTATTGGAACTATCCTTGGGAAGGTACTGAAACTGATTTGAAAACTGGTCTTATAAAATCTGCATATCCGACTCAAGATAAAAACAAAAGAATATCATGTTTTTTAAGTCATTGGTATCTGTGGCATAAGTGTAAGAACTTAGATGAAATGATAATGGTGTTTGAACATGACTCTCGAATCATACGTAAACTACCTGCAGATAGTACATTCCAAAAATCTCAGTTTGATATTGTAGGTATAAATGATCCATCAATGGCAACAAGAAAATCTAAATTATATCACGATATTATACTTAAAAGAGCACAATCAGAATTACAAAGTCAGCAATATACTGAGTTCTTTCAACCAGTTCCTCGTATTGATGAGTTCAATGTACCACAAGGATTAGCAGGTAATTCTGCTTATGTCATAAAACCAGCCGGCGCAATTAAGATGATAGAGTTATCACAAGAACACGGCATGTGGCCTAATGATGCACTGATGTGTTATCAACTTATTGAGTCGCTTGGAGTAACACGTAACTTTTATACAAGAGTACAAGGATTGAGGTCAACCACAACATTATGAAGATGTATGTAATAACAATAATGGAAAATGAAAGATCAGTACAAGTTGCTGATAGGTGTATACAAAGTGGTTTGGTATTTGGTCATAAGATAGAAAAGCATCCAGCATATTCTCCACAGAACTGTAATGTAAATCAAGAACTTGATAATTTAAATTATGACAGATCTGGTTTTATAGAAAAATATAGTAGGCCAGAAAACTGTATTGCAGGATTTTTAAGTCATCATAGCTTGTGGCAAAAATGTATTGACTTAAGTGAACCAATAGTAATATTTGAACACGATGCTGTAATAGTAAATGATATACCAGAACTACCTATGTTTGACATATTAAGTTTTGGTAAACCATCTTACGGTAAGTTCAATACGCCATCATTTTTAGGCTATGGTGCATTAGTATCTAAACCGTATTTCCCTGGTGCACATGCATATAGGATTACTCCTAAAGGTGCAGCAGAATTAATTAATGAGGCTCAGTTTACTGCAGGTCCAACCGATGTTTATATTCACAGCAGTAAGTTTACATTAGGTGAGTATTATCCATGGCCAGTAGAAGCAAGAGATAGTTTTACTACAATACAGAGAAAAGAAGGTTGTTACGCAAAGCATAACTATGGTGAAACCTACGACATTATATGATGAAGCTTTTGTAACTGGTTGCGATAGTTCACAAGAGTGGATGTTAGACTGGTTCTTAAAGAACTTTAAAAAGAATTCAAACAAACCTTTGATATTTGCAAACTTTGGTGTATCAGAATTAAGTCTTGAAATTATGAGAGCTAACTGTCATGCTATCATGGATATGACTAACGTTGAAGAACAAGGTTGGTTTAAAAAACCAATGACAATGTTGAAGTGTCCGTCAGTTAAGACAGTTTGGTTGGATACTGATTGCGAAGTTATGATGAATATCGATGGAATATTTAATTTATTAGAACCAAATAAACTTAATATGGTAACAGATAGGCCATGGACAAAACGAACAGGTGAAGTGTGGCATAACTCTGGTGTTGTCGGGTTTATAGATAAACCTATAATATTAAATCAATGGGTAAATGCCGTAAAATATAATAGTGGCAACCAAGGAGATCAAGAAGTATTACACTCGATGTTGAATCCTATCACTAAGATTGGCGCAATACACGATTTACCTAATGAGTATAATGTATTAAGAATACAAACTGAGGTTGATAAAAACTATCATGGCACTATACGTATCATGCACTGGACCGGCCACAAAGGTAAAATAATAATTAAATATAAAAAGTAGGATCATTATGAAAAGAATAGTACATATAATTG